AGATTAAAGTAGAGTAGTCCGTAATAACAGTCCATAAGAATATACGGGTTGATATTACGGACATTTCTGGTTATAGAATTTATAGAATAAATGGAGAGTAGATATGGCGTTTGTTAAAGGTGTGAGTGGGAATGCGGCTGGAAGGCCGAAGGTACTAGATGCGGATAAGCCCACTAATAGAATACTGCGTGAGAAGGCTCTGATGGAACTTGTGCGTAAGTTCCGACCGTTGCAGACGAAGGCTATTGCTGCGGCAGTTCAGATTCTCGATAACAAAGAAGCATCTGAAAACGGTAAACTGCGAAGTGCAGCACTTATTATTCAGACGTACAAGGACTTGATTAAGGACGTGTATAACCACCAGTATGATGATGAGTCTGCTGAAGAGATTCAACAAGAGAATAAGCCCGTGTTTAGTCTTCATATGATCCCGAGTAAAGATAAAGAATAAGTTATGATAAGGATAGGTTGGCCGACCGATAAGTGAGTTCCCTCGCTCATTTCCTTGTTATTTATTGAGGTATTAATAGGGAAATACATGGAATATGATTTCGGAACTGTAGTAAACACAGAAATGATTAGGTTAGCTGAAGAGCGAGGCGATAAACTACTTGGAGCAGCAGAAAAGGAATACCATCCGGGTAGCTCGTGTGACTACCGAAGTATGCTCTTATCTTGCGACCATGTTCAAGATGTACGCCCTATACACTATAGAAAAACAACAGCTACTTGCCAGACATGTTATACAAATAAGTTAAATGCTGTTGCTAAATCTCAAGGTCTTACCCTTGTGAGTCTAGATATTGTTCAGTATTCAAATGAGCGTTTATACATTAGAAACTGCGGGCACACTGAAATTCATAGTAATGTCTACTTGGAAAAACATAAGCTATCTGAGTGCCAAAAGTGTATAAATAGTGAAGTAGAGACTAATCTTAAACACAAGAATTTTACAGTAGTTGGGAAACCTAGAGACGGTTACTTGGTGTCCTGTAATACGTGCAAAAGTACAATGGTTGTAAAAACTGAAACAGGAAGGTTCGGCGCACCGTTGTGTGCAGTATGTTTCTCAGAACTTTTGAAGAAAGAAGCTAAGATTGTAGGTTTTACTTACTTATCTGAAAGAGAACCAGCCCGTGTTACTACAGCATCTAGGACAACCAATTATAGGTGGTACTCCTGTAATACCTGCGGTAATATAGATACGTTTTCACATATGGCAATGCGTTTAAATAATGTTCGCTGCACCAAGTGTTATCTTGAAAGACGCAAAAGTGAAGCTACAGCGCAAGGGCTTGAGTACTTGGGTTGGTCTAAGGGTATGCTGCACAATTATAGATTACCTTGTGGTTGTGAACGAGAGATTCAACCTCAGGCTGCTCTAAGAGGTATCTGGGCCTGTAAAGTTCATGACAGCACTCACTATCATAGACCAAGTGGAATATATTTACTAGAGATTAAAACACAGGATTTCTCTTGGTTAAAGTTCGGGTTTGCTAAAGATATTGGTGTTCGAATTAAGGGGTATGGTCTACCAGAAGATGCAACTATTGAAGTTATTTTCAATATTAAAGTTGATACAGGCTATGAGGCACTAGATGTTGAGAAAAGTATTCATAGGGACTTAATCAATGAACGTATAGACCCATCTTTAATGAAAGAAAAGTACATGACGTTCACAGGACATACTGAGTGCTATCCGTTAAGTACTAGTCCACTAATAATTTCTAAAATGAAAGGATTCTATGAGCAAAAGTTCTAAGAAAGTAGTAATCGCGCCAGCTAGTAAAAAGCAGGAAATGTATATTAACGATGACTCAGATGTTGTTGTTTTTGGTGGTGGTGCAGGCTAGCCGGTAAGAGTTTTCTAGGTGCTATGGACGTTTTAAAGCACACACAAGACCCTAAGTTTCGTTGTTTAGTTGTGCGTCGCCTGACACCGCAAATTCACGGTCCAGGGGGAATCTTCGAGACATTTGTCAATCTCCACCGTGAGGTTTATGATTCGGGTCTTCGTGTTAAAAAACGTGATGGAATATTAGAGTACCCTGCGGGTGGTACTGTTTCATTTAGGCACTGCCAATACGAGGAAGATAAACACTCCTTCCAGGGTTGGCAGGTGTCGATGGCTAACTAGAAAGTTATTAGACGAGGCCCAACAGTCACTTGTGGTAGCTGTTGTAAAATCCCTTGAATTGCTGGAATCCCCTTAGAGCCTGTAAGCTACAACATAGTTAGAAATGACAAGTGTGAACGCTTAAAAATTACAGGATTGGGCAATCAGCAGCTAAGACCCGTATAGGGTAAAGTTCAACGACTATTCCGTAAGGAAGTAGAGGCAAGTGTCTCGAAGCGGGGGAGTACGAAAGTACATGATATAGTCTATTCTGGTAACGAAAGTATCAGCAGCGAAAGCGGTTTAAGCGTTAACGTACTTAAGCGAATTCTAGTAACACAAAGTCAAGTCGTATATATTATGTCCAGACTCCGGTCTGAGGCAGATATGCGCCCTAAAATGCGTATGACTTGCAATCCTGCTGGTAAAGGTCACTGGTTGACTAACTGGCTTGAATGGTATCTGTTACCATCAGGTCTACCTGACCCTGATAAATGTGGTGTTAAACGATACTTCACAATGCGTGATAACGAACTACTATGGGGTGATTCGGAAGAAGAAGTTAAAGCTATTATCCCCGGATGTAGCCCATTATCGTTCACATTCATTAATGCAAACGTGTATGACAACCCAGTTCTGATGAAAAGACAGCCAGAATACGTAGCATGGCTTGAAGGTCAAGATCGTGAAACTAAAGAAGCACTACTCTATGGTAATTGGTACGTAACAAAACAACAAGAGAACTACTACCGTAGAGCTTGGAGTACTGTTGTGCATGAAGCACCTTATGTAGCACGTAGAGCACGCGGGTTTGACCAAGCAGGTAGTTTAAAGGATGAAATTAACAAGGACCCAGATTATACAGCTACTGTTCTTATGAGTAAGACTAAAGAGAGTCGATACACAATTGAGCATAGTAATAGAATCAGGGAAAGATACCATACAGTAGAACAGTGGATGTTTGCACTTAATGAAACAGACGCTAGTGATATTACTTGGATTCTTCAGGTTGATCCGGGTGCAGCAGGTAAAGCATACGCAGCAAGCCTTCAGAAGCAGCTAGCTGAAAAAGGCCGACACTGTGTGCTACAACCGTTAAGCACTAAGAGTAAGCTGATTCGTTTCCGTCCATTAGCATCTATTGCACAGGCTGGTTATCTTGATGTTGTGTCTGCGGATTGGAATGACTGGTTCTTTGATGAGCTAGAACAGTTCAGGGGTGACGGTAAAACTCACGATGACGCGCTTGATGCAGCAGTATCTGCATTCTGGTACTTGAATAAGACCAACGAACTCCCATCCTTCACCCTGCCTGATCTACACCAGTCAAACTCATATTCTAACCTCGGCTTTTCCCAACCGGTATTACCTATAGGCGATGCTCCAATGTTTATACAGGGAGAGTTCAGCTAAGGTCGCGTAGTGACTGTGCTGTGACCAATGAGCGTATCCGGTGATTAAGAGGCATAAGACCTTACATCACCATACCACCTGTACTAGCCTAAAGCATTAACTGCTGTTATACTAGACAGTAATAAACTCAAGATATTCCAGATAGAACCTATCTGCACATACAAGGATAACCTAGATGGCTACACGTAAATTAAAACAACCACAACAAGAAGAGTTAACCAAAGCTAACTACCTAGATACACCTGACCGTTTCCGACTTGGTGAAATCGGCCATCTAGGACTAAATGTATTTAATGGTGTTTCCACCGATGAAATCAAGCGCGAGTTGAACTGGCCGAATAACATCAAGGTCTACAAACAGATGACCTACAGTCCATCCATCAACTCAGCTCTGACTCTGTACGAGAATATCATCGGCAAGGTGGAATGGAACTACACAGCACCGCAGAACCCCACAGAACAAGAGCAGAATCAAGCTCGGATCATTAACGAGATGATGCGTGATCTGGACGGCAGTACATGGCGTGAGTTCATTAATGACGTGTTGTCAATGATGGTGTACGGCTTCAGTGTACACGAGAAGGTATACCGCCGTAGATACAAGAGTAATGGCTCACGTTTCAATGACGGTGTAATCGGCTGGAAGAAACTAGCGATTAGAAACCAAGAGACTATTGAGCGTTTCACCTTCAGTCCAGACGGGTCTGATATTACGGGTGTTAAGCAGAATCTATACGGCGTAAGTGATAGCATTGGGAGGTATAGCGCTAGGGGCTCACAAGAGGTTATTCTACCAAGAAGCAAGTTCATGCTCTTCCGTACAGGTAAGCACAAAGGTAATCCCTTCGGTGTATCTCATCTACGTGATGCGTACAGCTCATGGAAGTACTTGACAGCTATTGAAGAAATGGAAGTGATCGGTTTTAGCAAGGATTTATCTGGTGTTCCTCTGTTGCGTATCCCTCCTCAGTATATGTCAGCAGATGCTAGTACAGAGCAGAAAGCTATTTACGAGTACTACAAGAACGTAATCAGAAACCTACAGCAGAATCAACAGTCAGGTGTTATCTTGCCTCAAGCGTATGATCCAGAGACTAAGCAACCCCTGTTTGATCTGTCGTTACTATCAAATGAAGGTGGGAAGAAATCATTCGACTCAGATAAGATCAAGGATTATTACAAGCGTGCTATTTACGTAGCGTTATTCGCTGAGGTATTAATCTTCGGTTCATCTTCAGGTGGGAGCTTTAATCTAGGTGTTATCAAGAACAGTATGACTGGTGCTGCAGCGGAATCAATGCTGAAGAATATCCGGGATGTACTGAATAATGATCTGCTAGTACAAACGTTTGAGTTAAACGGATGGGACGTTAGCCGCGTAGGCTCGTTCGATTTTGATGGTGTAGATTCCGTAGATTTAGAATCGCAATCCAAGGCGCTACAGAGGTATGCAAGCACTGGTTTACTTGAGCTTGATCGTGAGGTACTGAATGCTGTACGTGTGAGTATTGGCGTTGATCCGCTACCGATTGATATGCCGCCGCAGACTGAGATTCTCACGGGGAATACTTCTCGCGCGTCAGATGGCATGGCTACGGTAGGAGAAGGCACGAGTACTTCAGTATCTGGTGAAGATACAAGCTCAAACAACCTTGAGAACCAAGGGTAAGGGTAGAGAGCATCCTGTATTACAACCTGCAGTCTTTGTGGGTTAGTGGATTAATTTAACTAAGGAAAAACATGGCAACTAAAACAGTAAAAGAGATTACAACTGACGTGGGTGGGAACGTAAGTATTGAGTACAGTGACGACTCTACGAGTTCGTTTAATATTGCGAATACGGTTACAGCATCTACTAACCTCACCGGGGGG